GTTTTATCTTTAATGGCAAGTCCACCCCAACATGTTTTCTTAGTTACTGGGTTCCAAACTTTTACAATGTCAATGTTTTTAATCCTGCAGTTTTTAAGCTTGTTAATTGTTTGCAAGTTGTAACATCCAGATGGCATAGCATATTGTTGGATTTTCTTTTTAGGCTTACTTGTAGCAGCTGCAGCAGCTTGTAGCTTATCGTCTGCAATGATTTTATATTCTCCGAGATTAGTAACTAAGCATGTTAGAATATTCGCCCCGTTTTCGAAGGTTAAATTACCGCAAGGGATAATATTTAAATCTCGACGTAAAGGAACATGTAAGTTCCTCGAATCATAAAAAAGCACAAAGTCTATGCCCTTTTCTTTGTAAAAGTCAACAATCTTACTGAATATACTAAAAGGTGGATTATCTATTACAATGCAATTGTCCGGGTATTCTTCATTTTCGTAATCACCTTCAGGGTAAAACGGACGAATAATCTATCTATTTGTTAAATCTGTCAACTCTCTCTGTGTAAAGTCAACAACTGCATTATAAAATGCAGGAGGAGTAAAACACTCATCGGTAGTGTGTTTGGCTTCAAACTTGTTGAGCCATTCTTTGTATTCTTCTGCTGTCATTTCTTTTAAGTTTTAAAATGAGGCCCTAATATCTTCACAGACGTAGAGCCTAGATGTTAATATATGGCAAAAACTAAATCTAGCCCCAAAAGCTAGCGTTAATCTTATGGTGTAAAGTTATTGAACAATGCAAATAAAAACAAAAAAATAATGCAAAAAGTATAAGAAACTTAACAGTTGGCATCTCTTTTGCTTATAATCTCAAATCCTTTATGATATTTTCCGTCAATTCTTTTAGTTGTAATCTTCAAGTTATAATACTCACTCAGGTCAGTCCCTTTAGGGCTTCTATTTACGCCCAGGATCGCGTAAATATCTTTGACCAATGCCTTGGCTGCCTTAGATGTTATAAACTCGCCAGGCGTCAAATTTAGGGCCTCTCTGACTGGTTTATTTAAGTCTTCTAGTGCTTGTTTTATCTCGCAAACATGATACTTCATGGTTGCCATTTTAGAGTAACCCAGAAGCTCTATGGCTTCTTTAAGAAAAGGGTAAGTAGTAAAGGCTTCAGGGATTACCTGGCCCGCTCTGAGAGCTATTACAGTTGCTTTAAAGTTCATATTGTAAGAGTAAATGTATTGAGGTTTGTTTTATGTTTTCCGAATCTTATAGAGTAAACAAGAGCGTTAATATCTTTAACGTCTTTGAAGTTGTTGAGCATATAAAGGCCAACAACATACTCAGCCTTTGCAAGGCCAGCCTTAAGGGCTGCATCTAACACCTTGCGAGTTATCTTACCTTCATGTTTTAAAGCCTTTACATGTGAAATAATCACATTGTAAGCCTGTTGAAGATATTCTGCAGTTTCCTCGCTTACTTTCACCTTATAATCAACAGCTCTCATACCTGGGCAGTCTATTTGTAAACCGTCAGCGGTTTCAATAAGAAAACCGCGCTGGATAAGCTCTTCGTTGTATTTATTCTGAGTAGATTTAGTAACTCCGATGAGCTTATAGATTTCATTTTTAGAAAGTCCAACGGTAAGAGTATTAAGGTTGCAAATGTTAAAAAGCTTGATCATGTAACCTTTAAGCTTAATCGTAAGCTCTACATTGTAAAACTCGCTGCCGATGTTTCTAAATGTTTCACCTTTAACGAATTTGTAAGTATTACGACTAACTCTTCCCTTACGGTCAGTATCTACGACAACAAGGTTAGTGTCTGTAAGAGCAGCGTTGAGCTTGCCTTTATATGTATTGATTGTTTCTTTAGAGTCTTTACATGAATCATTTACAAACGACGCCAGTTGCTCATGTGTAGTATCTGTTTTATCTTCTTTATCTGTTGTAAGGCTCAAAATATAAGCTCGGTAAACGTTAGAAACTTCGAGCTTATTAATAAGTTCAGAGTTCATATTTGCGTAAGTTTTAAAAGGTAGTTTATTCATTACTTTTCCTGTTTTTCAAAATTACAGAAGGCCGACAGGCCGACTGTCTATATTAATAATGTAGTATAATAATGTAGAGGGTACCCGAATAATACCACTTGGGGTACCCGAATAATTCCATCTGTAAAATTGACCAATTTATTCGCCCAATTTCTTAATCTCTCCTGCTATTCTTGCAGCTCTATATTTACATCCGTTAAGCCCTGTAGCTTTCTTGAGCTCTTTCTGACTTGCGTATATAACGCCTTTATATTCCCACATTGTTTTTAAGTTTTAAAGTTATTACTCAATCTGATAATCTAGCTCCACACTCTGCACTGCTGAGGCTTTTCCTTAAAGCTTCGGGTACTTTCTCCTGACCCTTTCGATTACATAACAAAGATAGTAAAAAGGTTAATACAATCCAAATATTTTATAGACTTTTTTTTGGTTTTTATTAATTTTTTTATATATAACGGCAGATGACTTATTGCGTTGATCCTTTACAAATAAGGCGGTGCCTTTTTTTTACTACCTGTTGCTATAAGAAGCTTCGGACAAAAAAACCCGACAAAAAAAAGCCGACTAGTTTCACAACTAATCGGCTCACCACCCTAAAATACAGAAATTATGCTTTTTACTTTCACACTGTAAAGATAGGGAGAATATTTAACTTATCCAAACGAATTACGCAAAAATTATGCAGAATGTATAAATCCATGACATGTTTTACATAAAGACTACAGATTACTATAATCAAGGCTCAGATCTGGACGCTCTAGAATGCCCTTAATATGATGCACATCAGTAGCTGGGGTAATACGTCCAGCCAGCTTACATAACTCGCATAGAGGCTCATTTTGGAGCTTACAGAGCCTAAGATTTACCCATTGCTTGGACTTATAAAACTTGGCTCTTTCTTTGGCGTTAGAGCTTGTCTTTACTCTTGGCTTTTCTTTTAATTTCTTCAGTGTAGGCATTGATAAAATTATTAAAGTTAAACTCATGCTGTTCCTCATCTATTACAAATTCGTCGCGTGCAACATCTTCATCTATTACGTCATGCGTTGCTTCGTAAATCCTACGCTCGTGTTTATATCTCAAGTAATTCTAAACGTAGAGCTTCTTAAAGCATTCAATAAAGTCACCATCAAGCCTATAGCTTATAGACAAGACGGTAGTGTTAAAAATCTCATCGCTTAGCTCATCTGTTACAAGCTCGCGGTGTAACTACTCATAATGTTTACCCATAAGCTCGATAGCTTTAGGGTTAATCTTCGCATTGTTGATTGCTGTTTTCATTTAATTCTGATATTTTAGAGTTTAAAATAAATCTAACGACTTTAGATACGTTAGTTCCTGTTTTATCTGCTACCAGATCCAAGAATTGCTTCTGCTCTGGAGTTATTCTTACTTTTAAGATTTCTGACTTCATAGTTTACAGTTTAAAAGGTTTGAGTAAATATATTACAAATGTAAACAAAAACCTAATAAATGTACCACAAAGTTAAAGATATTATATGAAGGGGCAACTAGCCCAATGCCTGCAAGGGAAGCAAGGGCTGGAATATTTCCAGCCTTTAACTAATAAAACTATTATGTATAAGATAAATAACAAATGGCATAAGAAAGCGAAAGAGCAAATGAAAGCAATACTCGACCGCATAGATGTCGAGGATGTTGACCATTTAAACCTTGACCTTTTAGGAGATGCCTTAAACATCATGTATACGGCCATTGATATATTGGCCAGAGATGGGCTAATTGATAACAGTGGCGCAAGGCCATTACCAAGCCCTTATGTAAAGATTAAAAACGACGCAAAGACTGAAGCGTTTAAGATAATGCAAACCTTTGGCTTAAACCCATTAGCTCGTAAGAGACTTAAAGCCGGGACAGTCTCAGATGAATCACCTTTAAGCAATTTACTCGATGAACTTAAATAATGCATCAGAAGCGATTACATACGCTAAGGATGTTGTAAATGGCAATGTAAAGGCTGGACTATATATAAAGCAAGCATGTCAAAGATTTCTAGACGATCTGGACGTTTACGAATACAACGAGAAGAAGGTTAACAATTGTCTTAAATTCATGAATTGCCTTAGGCATTACGTAGGGAAGAGTTCAGGTTCAAGATTCATACTTTTGCCGTTTCAAGTGTTTATAATAGCTAACATAGTCGGATTATATAAAGACGGACACAGGAAATACACACAAAGCTATATACAGCTTGCACGTAAACAAGGCAAAAGCTTTCTAGCTTCTGCGCTGTGTTTATATTTCTTACTTGCAGACGGTGAAGCAGCAGCAGAGGTATTACTTTTAGCTAATTCAAGAGAGCAAGCAAAGACAGTAGACTTTAAGACAGTCTCAACGCTTATAAAACAACTCGACCCGAAAGGCAAGATGACTAACGTCTTTAGGGACTCAATAGACGTACCAAAGACAATATCCAGGCTAAAAGTCTTATCAGCAGAAGCAACATCAGGAGACGGCTATAATTGCAGCTTTGGGCTTATCGACGAATTCCATGAGGCCCCAGATCAAAAGATGAAAGACTTAGTAGTAAGCTCCCAGGGAATGCGAGAAAACCCGCACTGTTGTATTATAACCACCGCAGGTTTTGACTTATCCAAGCCTTGCTATAATCTTCGCTCTTACTGTTTAGAAGTATTAGCTAAGGTAAAAGAAGATGATACGCTTTTTGCGGCTATCTATGAATTAGATGAAGGCGATGATTACACAGACGAGGAAAACTGGATAAAAAGCAATCCTGCGCTAAATCAGACAGTAACACTTAAATACATCAGGGAGCAGGTAAATAAAGCCAAGAATAATCCGAGTGATGAGGTAAGTGTTAAAACTAAGACTCTTAACATATGGTGCCAATCTGCGGACGTTTGGCTTTCTGAGAATATAATTAACAAGAATACTCAAAATATTAACCTTGAAGACTTTAAAGGCTGTGTAGCTTATTTAGGAGTTGATTTAGCAGCCGTCAGCGACTTAACAAGCTTATCAGCCTTAATACCAAAAGACGGGAAGTATTACTACAAGACTTTCTATTACGTACCGCAGTCAGCCCTGGAAGACAAAGTGCTAAAAGAAAGCTATAAGAAATGGCGCAACTAGAAGCTCTTGACTGTTACACCTGGGAATGTTACCGACTATGACTACGTTACGGCTGACATTCTAAGACTGGCCAAGATTCTTAACATTCAAGGGGTTTATTATGACTCATGGAACTCAACACAATGGGCAATAGACGCGACAGCTCAAGGCTTACCACTTGAACCATTCGGGCAATCTATTGGCAACTTTAACAAGCCAACCAAAGAGCTAGAGAGATTGATTTTATCGGGTAAAGTTGTTATAGATGACAATGAGATTACGAGGTTTTGCTTCAGGAACGTCCAGCTTAAATACGATCACAACAACAACTGTAAACCTGTTAAAACTCAGGATATAAAGAAGATAGACGGAGTAATTACAATGATTGAAGCCCTCGGCGGTTATCTTGAGACTCCAGTATTTAATAATGAAATCTTCGTACTATGAACATTTTAGATATATTCAAAAGAAAGAAACCACAAGAAGAGTACCGCGGAGTTACAATTGGGGACTATGTTAACTTTAACCAGATTAGCAATTACAGAGACAGCAGCGCTCTTAGTCTCTCAGCAGTTTACCGATGCGTACAG